GATGAATGAGAAACTTCTTGATGTCCTAGCGGCTACCGCTATCGGTATCGGCTTTGCTGTTCTTTTGGTTGCATGGTGGTCATCATGACCGAACTCCAAGACTTCTGCCAAGAAGCCAGAACAATGGAAGAACTTGTAGAGGCAGGGTTCAAGGCTCATCAAGTCTATAACGCTGTCAAGCGTAAGGAACTCATCAACACCAAGGCAACAGATGATTGGGGGCGCAAGATCAAGACCAAGGGCTTGTTCCTGTCAACAGTCACCATTGCGCCTATGAACTTCACCGCCTTGCAAGTTGCATGGCATCAACCACAGGGGAATAGAGTATGAGTATGCAAGCAGAACTCAAAGAGTTGGTGACTCGTATAGCACCATCTAAGGACATTGCTGGTGGCTTCATGTCACGCAATGACATCATCCAACTCATCAACAAGGTGGCTGATGAAGCTGTCCTGATTGGATGGGCAAGGGCTGAGACTTTAAGCCGCCAGCGGCTAGAAAAGAAGATCACCAGCATGGAACAAGAGATCGAGATTCTCAAAGACAGAATCAAAGACCTTGAACTTGAAGTCATTGCATCCACAAAATGAAAGTCTGGAATGCCATCATGATTGCAGTGCTTTGTGCCTTGGCTCTCATGTACTTTGATTCAGAAGAAAAGGAGAAATCAGATGTTGGAAACAGTGCTTTACGTCTTCTTAGCAGGGATTTTCGGCTCGATATTGGGAATTTGCGTGTGTATCGGGTTTGCGTTATATCTGGTAAATCGGGAAGAAAAATAGTGAAATGCCCTGTTTGTGACCAGTGGGTTAGCGTCCTTGAAACCAGAAGCAGAGACAACAACGAAACGTATAGACGCTATCGTTGCGCTAATGAACACCGATTTGTGACTCATGAAAAGGTAGAACGAATCATTCTTGTAACTCAACGAAAGAAAAAATGAACTGGCGAGAACTCACAATCAAATACGTCAAGGATTTGCTAAGAGCCAAGTCACCTTTGGAGATGGCGCAAAAGGAACTGACAGAGGCTCAACTTGCCAAGTTGCAAGCTGAGACATCTGTGGAGTATTCACAAGCCATCGTGAACTACAACGAGCAAAGAATCTTCAGGCTCTACAAACGCATCAACGAACTACAGGAGTTTGGACATGATTGAAGAACCAGAAGACGAGGCATTCAACGAAATAGAACGTCAAAGCCTGTGGCGTAAACAAGCAGTCTTGCAAGCTATACGCAATGAGAATGAACGGCTTGAAATGTATAGCGACCTGAACCCATACAGAAGCCAAGTCATTGAAGAAGTTGCCCAAGCCATCCTGAAGATGGAAAACTTTGGCAAAGACACATTGCATAGCTTTGCTATTTACATTCGGGGGCTTAAATGAACCCACCAAAATCAGCATTCGACTTCTCTGGCGCATCAATCTGGACAAAGGACAAGGAGCTTGTCTTTATCAACAATGGCAAAATCAACGGTTTAAAGCGTAGAGAGCAAATGAGGCGCACAGAGACTGTTGGCATTCACCCACTAAAAAGCAAATCAAAAGATGGAAAAAGTTAAATCAGCATTTGAGTCCACTAACGAACCAAGTTTGTGGCAGACAGATAAGAGGGCTAAACGTCAAGAAGTAGCCCTTAAAGCGGCTAATACAGAGCTTAAAAATAGGGGTCTTAGGGTGCGTGAGAACTTCACGACTTACAGCAAGGCTAGAGCCGCAAAGTGATAGTCAAAATCCGCACCTTCTATGGCAGAACTAAAGGGGTCAGAGGTGACCGCCAGACTGATGTTGTAATGGGTACGGCTTGGTTATGCCAGAAATGTGGTGAGGTGATCTTGTATGAACACCTCACCCCTAAACACTATTGCAAGCGTCCGCTTATGCCTGTAGTCCTTGCAAGTACTGAGTCTTCCCCGCAACCTTAACGGCTGTGAGTTCTTGCTTTTTCAAGTTGTTGGGGTCGTAGGAAACATGAACCCAACCACTATCAGGAATGCCTTGTGTATAGAACTCTAGAATCAATTGCGTGTAAATCAGATTGTCCATTATGAATTGAGCCAAATCAGCATTAGCAACACCATCAATCTCGATGTCAGCCGCCATTCCCTTGCAGTGGTCAGAAGTCTTAGAACCACCAACAGCGGCATTTGACTCAGGGCTACGGTAGCCAGAGTTCACGGTCACAGACTTGCCAAAGTGTTCACGAACAGGTTGAAGCACCTTCTCGCAAAGGGTTTTTAAGTTCTCCAAAGCCTCGTCATCAGGGGTATTGTCCAGCCCCAGTCTGGTAGCTGTGTCTGACTTGGTGAGTTCTTTCAGGGTGAAATTTGCTGACAGGTTCATTTGATTTCCTTTTGTGATTCAATGGCTTGGTTGTACAAATTGATGCAAGCGTTCAGCTTGGTTATTGCTCGATCACCCTCCTCCGCTATTGCGAAAAGAGTTTTTCCAACCTCTGGGTCAAGGTCGGCTCGTGCTTCTCCTCCACTATCTCCTGTGGGAGTTGTGGAATCTGTGGGGGCTTGTATGGGGCAGGACGCTTTGAGGCGCAACTTGAGATTACCACTGTCAATAGCAAGATCACGCTGTTTTGTAACCAATTTGGCCTTTTCATTTGATACCCTCAATGCAGTTGATGTTGTGGTTACAGCGGCCACCAAAGCCGCTTCCTTTGCCCTAGCTTGTGTGTTTAGGCGGTCTACTTCCTCTTGTTGAGCCTTGGCCTCGTAATGCTGACCAGTACAGTAGCCACCACCAAAGATCAAGACAAGAACTAGCAAACCTCCAAGTATGTTACTCATGGCTTTGGCGGCTCATCGTTGTCGTTGGATTCAGCCTCTGCCTTTGCGGTAGCAGTAGCCACAGCAGAAACAGCCTTACGACCAGCAACACCACCCAAAACACCAGTACACAACAGCATGATGTCGTTGAGCATCTTGGTGTAAACCTTGTCAATCGGAGCCATGCCAACCATAGGTTGCGTCACAAAGGTCACCGAATAGATGAAGCTAAAGCACGAACCAATCAGAATCAATGCAATCACCACAATGACAAAAGCCCATACTCTAGCTTCAATCTCCTCTGGTGATAAACGGTTGTTGGGTTTATATCCTACTGTTGCCATTATTTCGACTCCTTTTCTGGTTTAACAAGTTGGTCAGGACAAGTACCTGTAGCGGTACAGATTGGGGGTTTGCATTCATCAAGTGACCAGTTAACAGGGTCTTGGCACTTATAGCGGAATCTGTCCTGACAGCCAGCCAGTAACCCGCAAAGGATGCCAGCACAAATTGTTAGCGCCAGCAGTTTAATTTCATGGTTTGTCATTTTTGCGTCTCTCCTGTTCAACAATTTGCCGCCTTAAGCGTTCTACCTTCTCTACCTCTTGTTTCACCTGATGCTTCACCTCCAAGATGTCGAGGTACAGCATTGCGCCAATAGGCAACAATAGTGCAATCAACACGCAAGCCGCTATCCATCCCATTATGTCCTCGCCAGTTTTCCTACGAATAGAAGCCACATCCAAAGGTACGCTATAAGGATTAGGGTTACGACTAGGTACGCTGACTTTGCTTGGAAGTCTCTTTTTTCCTCCTTGCGTTGCCATTGTTTAAACCTCTCTTGAGCCTCTTGCTTTAGCCTAGCCTGATCTTGTTCCTCCTGTATGACCTCTTTCATGTCAAAAACTGAACTGTACAAAGCACCCATTTCAGGTGGACTCTGGTAGACCATTGTTTCCCTGATCGTCACAACAAGCCTGTCCATCTCTTGTTGAGCCATCACCCTCTTTAGTGCCGCCTCCATATGGTTTTGGTCTGGGTCATAGACTGTTCTGGACTTTTCTTCTTCTTCTCTAATGTGAGCCGCTAGTTGTTCTTGGAGCTTGAAAAACTCAGTGAGGTTCTTAACGATGTCAACTTTGACTTGAGTTTCATCAACAGCGACATACTGAGACTTTTTAGGCTTTGCAGTAGGCTTAACAGCTTTAGGCTTGGGACTAGCGCCAAAGAAACCGCTAAGTTTCGACCAGAAACCTTGAACCTCTCTACCAATAGCGATAACTTCATCCGCAGTGGCTCTAATCTCCACAAAAGATTCTTTAGCTTGCTTGTAAAGTTCACAGCCAGCTTGAATGTTCTTGACAAGGCCAGCCGCAAGGAGACAAAGACTGATTGGGTCAATTTCAGTCTCCTAAGATGCCTGTGGCAGTACCAAGTGCCGCCGCACCAGACAACAAGCCTGTGGGTTTTTTCTTGGCTCTCTTGTTCAGTTCAGTCAGAATCAAACGCTGTTCAATAGGGTCTGTCGCAAATAGACGTTGTTGCAAGGCTTCAGAAGTCTCACCGCTAATGCCCCTTGTTCTAGCGAGTAAGGACGA